GTTACTGTCGATGTCGGTGTTACTGGCATTGATGCTGACAACTTCATTGATGGTGCTACACTAGCTGCAGCTACTGCAGTAGGTACGTATGCACAGCAAGCAGCTGCATTCCAGCCTATCATTCTTGCATCAGCAGACACGCTTGACGTTTTGATTGCAACTTCTACTACGGCTATCTCTGCTGGACGTATCCGTGTGTGGGCAGTTGTATGCAGCGTTGCAGATCGTGTAGGTCCCGTTGATGTAGATCGTGACCAGTTGGCTTAATAGCTAACTAACTATAGGGGCAGTGTCTAACAAGGCATTGCCCCCTTTCTATATGTTTACATTTACAGCAAATCTTTCTCCGGGTGCAGTTAATGTCGTTGCATCTAGCAATGGTCCTTTAGCAGTGACTGATTGGGCTAAACTAGCTGCAGATAAAATCATTCATGTAGGTGACAAAACAGAAGGTCCCATACGTGATCAAGCATTAGCTTACAAAAATAATATACAAAAGATTATTGAATACTATATTCAACAGGCAATTGTATCCCATGAAAGACATCTTATTGCAAGGATAAAGTAATGGCTATCACAACAGCAATGTGTACCTCCTTTAAAAAAGAATTGCTGGAAGGTAAACATGATTTTAATGCCTCCAGTGGTGATACATTCAAAATTGCCCTATACACATCAAGTGCTACGTTGGGTGCTAGTACGACTGACTATAGCTCGTCTAATGAAGTCACTGGTACTGGGTACACTGCCGGTGGTAATGCACTTACTAACATTGATCCTACTACCAGTGGTACTACTGCTTTTTGTGACTTTGCTGATACTACATGGTCTTCTGCAACGATTACAGCAAATGGTGCATTGATCTATAACACAACGACTGATGGTGGGTCTGGCACTACAAATGCCGTATGTGCTCTTGCTTTTGGTGGAGATAAAACTTCCACTAACGGAGATTTTGTTATTCAGTTTCCAGCGGCAGATGCGTCTAATGCCATTATCCGTATTGCTTAGTAGGGTGTAGCTATGCCTACATCTACCCGTTCTGGTGCTATCTATGGCATAGGAACGTATGGTAGTGTTTATTACGATGTTTCTAATGTATCTATAGTACCGGATGGGGTACAGGGTGCATGTACCACAGATAGTGGTGTAGTAATTGAAGCAGACGCTAGTCATGTAGTTATTGGCGTTGTAGCTACAGGTGCAGTTGGTCTTATAGGGCCTGGACAAATAAGTGGCGATAGCAATGTAGCTGTTACAGGTGTATCAGCCACAGGTGCTGTTAATGATAGTTTAAATTTTAGTCTAGGTCTACGTCATACTGTTACAGGGGTATCAGCCTCCGGTGCAAATAGTGCGCCTACTGTTGCAGCAGACGCTACTGTTAATGCCATAGGTGTAGTTGCTACTGCTCAAGTAACAACAGCTTCTATATCTGGTGATAGTAACGTAAGTGTTACTGGTAATGAAGCCACTGGATCAATAGGGACACCTACACAAGTAACTGTTAATAGAGTACCTGTAACAGGTGTAAGTGCAACAAATGCAGCAGGCACTGTAACTGTAGTAGCTAAAGCTTCTGTTATACCTACTGGTGTAAATGCTTTAGGTCAAGCTGGTGCTACAACTGTATTCGCTAAAGCAGTTGTATCTGTAACAGGTGTAAATGCTACAGGTTCAGTGGGCACTGTATCTATATTTGAAAATGCCCAGCCTACATTTAATGGTTTAAGTGCTACGGGTTCAGTGGGCACTGTAACTGTAGTGACAACACAGTTTGATTATGCAGCAGTTGCACATTTATATAGCAGAGATAGATTAGTTTACATACCTGCAGTTCAATCAACAACTGTAGAGCTTTCTAACAACCCGTATAGAACTATTAAAATACCTGCAAATCCTAAACGAATTGTTTACATCACAGATTATCCTAAGACATCTGTAACTGTACAAAGACGTAGTACATCTGGTGATCGAAAAGAGAGGGTAGCATAGTGGCATATAGTTGGCCTAGCAAAGATCCTAATGAGATTTTAGACTACAGTATTGACTGGTCTAGATTCTTAGGTGGTGCAACAATCTCGACAGTCACATGGTCTGTAAGCACTTCAAGTACAGCTAAAACTACAATAGCTGCAGGTGCCACTGTAGATGGTATTCAAAATATATCACAGACTAATACAAGCACAGTAGCTACGATCAATCTAGGCTCAGGTACATTGAATAAAGAATATACTTTCTTTTGTAGTATTACAGATAATACAGGTAGCACTGCTGAACGCTCTGTTAGATTGCGTATTAGGGAGCAGTAATGGCATATAACTATCTAGATTTAGTTAATACAATTAATCGTAGGTTTAATGAAGTTGAACTTACTTCATCTAACTTTGCATCAGCTAAAGGGTTTTACTCTCATGCTAAAGATGCAATTAATAATGCCATACAGGATATTAACCAAGAAGAGTTTGAATGGCCTTTTAATCACTGCAGAGATGAGATTATATTGACTGCAGGTGAAACACGTTATGCTTACCCCAATGATGCAAAGACTATTGATTTTGATAGCTTCAGGATTAAAGAAGATAGTACCCTGGATAATGATACTTCAAAGCTTAAGATCATGTCTTATGAAGAATACTTGGAGCAGTATGTAGATCAAGAATATACTAGCGATACAAGTGTGCGTGATCTTCCTACTTATGTATTTCGTGCTCCTGGCTTAGAGTTTGGTTTAGTGTCATGTCCAGATAAAGCTTATACATTAGTGTACGAGTATTATAAGAATGCAGTAGATCTTGTAAATTATGATGATGTGCCAGATATACCTGAAACATTTAAACATGTAATCATTGAAGGTGGTATGTATTACACTTACATGTTTAGAAGTAATGAACAAGCTGCCACACTATCTAAGCAGAAGTTTGAGCAGGGCATTAAAAATATGCGGGTTATCTGTATCAATCGCTATGATTATGTTCGTAGCAAAATGATACAGCAGCAGCGCAGATATGTAGCAGGTCCAAGGCTGGCTTCCTGATGGATCGTTGGGCTACATATCCCTTTGAGTTTGCAGGTGGGTTAGTTACTAATCTATCCCCACTACAACAGGGTATTAAACTCCCAGGCTCAGCTCGTGTATTACGTAACTTTGAACCCTCTGTAGAAGGTGGGTATCAACGTATCCTAGGCTATGAAAAGTACTCAAGTACCTTAGTCCCTTCTTATGCAGCAGTTAAAGTACACGGATCAGGTCAAACAGGTACGACATTAGTTGTCGGTAATATATACAAAGCACCTTCAGATGGGCATCAACTAACGATTGCAGGTGTTACAGGTACATATACAATTGCAACTGCAGGTGTCTCATATGACTCTACTAATAAAAGAGCTACACTGACACTGACTACTAGCCTTGCTTCTAGCCCTGCTGATTTAGCTGCAGTTACATTTACAACTGCTACAGGTACAATTCATGGCATTGCTGCATGGGAAAATAAAGTCATTGCAGCTAAGAATAGTAATATATATTATTCAACGGGTACATCGTGGACACAGATCAATGTCCCAAGCTATGGCACTACACTAGTTAATGGTGCAGGTCAAACTGGCTCTAGCTTAGTTGTCGATGGGTTAACTTCAGCACCACAAGCTGGTGATACATTTACGATTGCAGGTGTAGAGAAAGTATATACAGTTACTACAGATGCAACAGTATCATCAGGTGGAGCTACTTTAGCAATTAATCCTTCACTTGCATCTAGCCCGTCTGACAATGCAGCAATTACATGGCTAACTGCAGCGTTAATTGATAGTTCTAGAGCCAGACATGCCAAGTATCGTATTGCTACAACAGAGAAAATATGCATTGTAGATGGTCAGAATCCACCCATGACATGGGATGGTACGACGTTTACAGTACAGAATAATGCAACTGCAGATGCCTTTGGTGCGGAACATGTAGTCTTCTTTAAGAATCATCTGTTCTTAGCTAAGGGTGATAAGCTTATATTCACTGCTCCCTATACAGATAATGATTATACACCTGCTAATGGGGCAGGGATCATATCGGTAGGAAGTGCTATTACAGGTTTAATTGTATTCCGTGAACAGCTTATTATCTTTAGTCAACGTAAGATAACAAGGCTTGTAGGCAATACACTTGCAGATTTTGTGTTGCAACCTATTACTGAGAATGTAGGTTGTATTGATACTGATACGATTCAAGAATATGGAAGTGACATTATATTTCTTGGACCAGATGGTATTAGGTTATTGAGTGCTACAGATCGTGTAGGGGATTTTGGATTAGCAGTTGTATCTAAAGTTATACAGAAAGAGGTCACTAACATGATCTCTACTTCAACTTCATTTTCATCTGTAGTTATTAAGAGTAAGTCACAGTATAGAATATTCGGGTACAACACTAATGTATCTACAGAAAATGCAGTAGGCATCTTAGGTGTACAGACCGAAGTTGATAACAATGTCGCTGTATCTTGGGCTGAATTACGTGGCATTAAAGTTTACTTAGCTGATTATAACTATCGTAATAAAGCAGAGACTATTATATTTTCCAATGATACGGGATACGTATACAAAATGGAAAGTGGTAACTCTTTTGATGGTGGAGATATAACAGCTTACTTTTATACACCTTATGTTCCTATCACTGATCCTAGTTTACGTAAATCAATTTATAAATTAAAACTATACATTGATCCACAAGGCGGTGTATCTATTTCAGTGAACTTGATGTTTGACTTTGATGAAGAAAATATCATACAGCCAGAGAACATCAATCTAACTAATGTGGCAGGTGCAGTTGCTATCTATGGTGCGGTAACAGCTACATACGGAACATCTGTATTTGGAAGTAAATTAAAGAAAGTATTTACGACACAGACTATAGGATCTGGATTTACTGTCTCTTTGCAATTTGAATCCATAGGCACAGACCCCCCGTTTTCACTCGACGCAGCAGTATTAGAGTATTCATCTTTTGACCGAAGATAAGAGGTACACTTAAATGGCAGGCTATACACGTAATGATACCAGTAATAATATTGCCACAGGTAATGTTATTAATGCTGCAGATTTAGACGGTGAATTTGATGCACTTGTAGCTGCATTCCATGCAAGTACGGGACATACGCACGATGGTACAGCAGCTAATGGTGCACCCATTACCAAGATAGGTCCTGCACAAGATCTTGTCATAAGCACTGGAGCTATTACACCTAAGACTGATAATACAGTTGATTTAGGTAGTTCAAGCTTTGAGTTTAAAGATTTGTATATTGATGGTACAGCTAACATTGATGCACTTGTAGCTGATACTGCAGATATCAATGCAGGTACAATTGATGGTGTTACACTGGGAACTAACTCAGCTGTTACAGAAGCCCAGATTGATAACATCAATATCAATGGTAATACGATATCTTCAACCGATACGAACGGTAATATAAGCCTTGTGCCCAATGGCACAGGTG